TACACGCTGGCATGAGGATGATTTAGTCGGAAGATTGACTGATCCAGCTAATCCACACTTCACTGAGGCGGAGTGCAGTAAATGGAAGATCATTAATCTGCCGGCTTTTGCCGGGGATAATGATCCCTTAAAGCGAAAGGAGGGTGAGGTACTCTGGCCGGAAAGGTTCAATAAGGATTTTCTGGAAGCACAGCAGAACTTAGACCCGAGAGGTTTTTCCGCTTTATATCAGCAACAACCAAGTCCCGATGATGGAGATTTATTCCAGAGGGAAAACATACAGTATTATGAAAAAAGAAACCTTCCAGAGAGTTTGAGGATATATGCTGCTAGTGATCACGCTGTTGGTATTGACAAGACAAGGCACGATTTAACTTGCCTTTTAGTTGTGGGGGTGGATGACCAAGAGGATATTTATCTCCTCGATTGTTGGTGGGCAAGACAACCCTCAGACGTAGTTGTTAAGGCAATGATTGAATTGATGCGAAAACACAAGCCCTTAATTTGGTGGGCAGAGAAGGGTCACATAACAAAAGCAATTGGGCCATTCTTGAGGAAACGAATGTTTGAAACGAAGACTCATTGCAGGATCGAAGAGGTAACGCCCGTTGCAAACAAAGTACAAAGGTCACAGTCGATCATCGGACGTATGGCCATGAAGAAGGTCTTTTTCCCAAAGACATCCGCATGGGGCCAGAAGGGGGTAGACGAACTATTAAAGTTCCCCAACAGTCGTCACGATGATTTTGTAGATACAATCGCTTGGATTGGGATGGGACTAGGACACCTCCATAGACCAAGTAAGGGAGCAAAGTTCGACAATGGTCTGTTCCCGAAACACGGCACAATAGAATGGGTTAAGTGGCAAACAACAATGGATACAAGAGCAAAACAATCACTATCATCAGGTTTTTAAATGATTGAAATTGAGCAAGAAATTGATCGAGGAGTCGGAGTGGAAGTTGTCGAGGAAGAAGACAAGGAACCAACGATACGAAGGGAAGCACTTGTGGCCCATTTGAGTGAGCGGGTGCGGGCCGCAAAGCAATACCACTCTAAGGCATTCAAGCAGATGAAAACAGACATGGATGCTGTATATAAAGGGTATTCCGGCAATAACTGGGACGGCGACAAATATATTGCGAACATCCTCCAGAGACACGTTCACCAGCGAACTTCTGCCCTCTACGCCAAGAACCCCAAGCCCGTTGCCACCAGACGGAAGCGCATGGATCATCAGGTCTGGGATGGGGAAGAAGAGAGTATGAAGAAGGCACTAAGCACCCTAGCTAAGTTACAGATGCAGGGGCAGGAGCCAGACCAGCAAGCACAGGCAGTTGTAGACGACCAAGCCAAGGTAAAGGCTCAACATCGTCAGATGGATAAGGTTGCCAAGTGTATGGAAATGCTCTTTGAATATTTCATGGATGAGCAACATCCGACATTCAAATCGCAAATGAAGGCTCTGGTACGCAGGGTTATTACAACGTCAGTTGGTTTTGTTAAAGTAGGGTATCAGCGTGACGTTGACAGGTTGCCGGACATCTCATCTAAAATGAGTGATGTACAGGCACAGGTTGACCATCTCCGAAGAATAGCAAGTGATGCAGAAAAGGGGGATATTGATCAGGACGACCCCGAAATGGAGGAGTTACTACTTTCCCTTGAATCATTGCAGAATGAACCCTTGACAATTATCCAAGAGGGATTAGTATTCGACTTCCCAGAATGTGACTCCATTATAGTAGACCCAATGTGCCGTCTGTTACGGGGGTTTGTTGGGGCAAGTTGGGTGGCACATGAGATGTATTTAACTCCTGAAGAAATAAAAGAAATTTATGATGTTGATGTGCAGGATAATTTTCTTTCGTATGACATGAAGGGGAACGAAACTGGGGGACATAATAGTCAGTCCAGTTCGTATAATTATTTTAACCAGAGTGCAGATTCAGTGAGGGAGGGTCTGGCATTAGTCTGGGAAATTTATGACAAGAATGCGGGACTGTTATATGTCGTCTGTGACGGGCATAACGATTTTCTGTCGGAGCCAGAAGCACCGCCTGTTAAGCTGGAAACATTCTGGCCCTTTTTTGCCTTGACATTCAACGAGATTGAACATAAGGATTTGCTATATCCTCCGTCTGATGTCAACCTTTTAGCCCCAATGCAGCATGAGTATAACAGGGCCAGACAAGGATTAAGGGAGCATCGCAGGGCAAACAGGCCAAAGTATGCTGTACCAGCAGGAATGTTGGAAGAAGGAGATAAGGAATTATTAAAAGACCCTCCTGCAAATGCAGTCCTAGAATTACAGGCATTAGTTGCAGGACAGAAGGTAGATGACGTACTACAACCCGTTAAGCAAATCGGCATCGATCCTAACCTGTACGAAGTGCGAACCATATTTGATGATGTCCAGTTGGTCGTTGGTCAGCAAGAAGCTAATTTTGGTCAGGTTTCTAAAGGAACTGCAACCGAAACTTCCATTGCAGAATCATCCCGAATGTCTGCTATTGGTGCAAACATCGATGATCTTGACTCGTTCATGAGCGAAGTAACCCGAGCGGCTGGACAAATCTTACTACTAGAAATGTCTAAAGACGAAGTTATAGCAATTTGTGGCCCCGGTGCAGTTTGGCCTGAGTTTAAGAAAGAAGATGTCCTGAACGAAATTTACTTACAGATTGAAGCAGGAAGTACAGGCAAGCCAAACAAGGCTGCGGAACTGCAAAACATAGAAAGAATTATTCCATTCCTGATCCAGATTCCGGGTATTGATCCGAAGTTCCTTGGCAAAGAGTTGTTGAAACGTCTGGATGACAAAATGGATTTAACAGATGCAATCATAGATAAGTTACCTTCAATCGTTGCTCAAAATATGCAGCAGGGTGCGAAGGCACAGGCGCAGGGTAGAGGGGGGAAACCTCCTGAAGCGCAAGGTGGTCAGGGGGGCAATAATGCTCCACTACCAAAGTCTCCCGGTGGGGGTAAACCACAAGTTGGGATGAATGTTTAACAATTAACCAAAGGACGTATTATGGCAGAAGAAGAGCCACAGGAAGTGGAATCGTCCCCCGCCTCCGAAGAAGCACAAGTAGACGAGTCTACCACAGAAACAGTTGCGGAAGACACGGCATCATCGTCTGATGCCACAGAAGTTGAAGCTGAGACACCAGAAACTTTAGCTGATGTAGTGCAAGAAGCATTTCAACCAGCAGAAGAATCTAGCGAAAAAGCGGAGACTACTGAAGAGACTAAAATCACGGAACCAATTGGAACTTCTGAAGAAGAAGTATCAGAAGACTACAAGGACGTTCCATTTAATACGCATCCTCGTTTTCGGAGTCTCATAGCCGAAAAGAATGAGTTAAAGGAAACAGCAGCAAAACTTCAATTAGATTCAGACCAGTACGCCAAAATAACGGATTTTATAGATAAGAATAACTTGACTTCAAAAGATTCAGTTGAGGGGTTCAAAATCATGGCTGCGATTAAAAATAATCCAGACTTGGCCTATAAAATGTTATCTCACCATTTTGGGAATGTAGCAAAACGAACTGGAAGAAGTTTACCAGCCGACATCAAATCTAGGATGGATGACGGGTTTCTTGACGAGGCAGCAGCGAAAGAGTTAAGTCAAACCAGAGCAAAATTAGCACAGGTACAAAACCTGCGTAAAGCAGACCAAGCTAAGAATGTACAGCAGAAAGAAGGGCATCAGAGTGATATGCTTTCATCTGCTCTTCAAACATGGGGCGAGGCAACTCTAGCAAAAGATGTAGATTTTGGTCTTAAACAAGAGGAATTTAATGATCGTGTAGTGGCTCTAGTGAATGAGCGTGGACGGCCTGAAACCCAATCAGATGTACTGGGTCTTGTAGAAGACGCTTATGCAACTGTTAATGAGAGGTTTAAGGCAAGACAACCTCAACCACAAGCTATACGCACGGCAACTGGAGGTAAACTCGGTGGGACACCACGGGCCGAAGCTAAAAGTTTAAGCGATGCAATTAGCATGGCTTACGAAGAATCGGCTTGAGGAGTCTCCGAAAATTAATATAAGGAGCCAATATGGCATTAACAGCAAACGAACTGACGAACATCAGCAACGCAGCCCTTGATTGGTATATCAATAAGGGCAACGTGATGAGTCAGGTTATACAAGATAAGCCATTGTTTAACGCAATGGACAAGGCGGCAAAGACGTTCCCCGGAGGAAAGGGAAATGTTGATCTGGCCGTTAAGGGAGTCTATACAACAGGAGTTGCGGGCTATGAAGCTGCGGATACTGTGGCGTATACGAATCCTCATAACATCAAGCGGGCCGTGTACACTTGGAAAGAACACCACGCTGGATTGGCAGTAACTATGACCGAATTGAAAAATGACGGGATTAGTATTACTGACTCAGCAATTCCCGGTGATTCAGCCAAGAGACTTTCAGGCCGGGACAAGCAAGTCCTAGTCAACCTCCTTGACGACAAACTGGAGGATTTATCCGAAGGTTACGCCCGTGGGATGAACAGTCTTCTTTATGGTGACGGAACAGCCGATGCGAAAGCAATCGATGGTATCCAGACTATCATAAAGGATGCTCCCGGTTCCGCAGGAACAATCGGTGGAATCGATCATGTAGCCAATACGTGGTGGAGAAACCGTTCAGTTGACAACATCGCAACCACTACTGGTGGGACGGAGTTGACTGACCTGATGCATTCCGAAATCAGACAACTGCGAAAATTTGGCGGCAAGCCTTCAATAGCAGTTTGCGGCAGCGATTTCTTGGATCGTCTTGCCTCTGAATTGAGGAGCAAGGGTAATTATACCCAAACCGGGTTCACTGGGAAACAAGATATTTCAATGGGTGAAATTTATTACCAAGGGATACAATTTCAGTACGATCCCACATTGGATGACTTGACCATAACTGGTAAAGTCCCAACCCATCGGTGCTATATCATTGATCCATCTAAAATGTACCTTATGTATATGCAGGATGAGAAGATGAAGAAGCATTCGCCCGCACGGTCACACCTTAGTTATGTGTTCTATAAAGCGATCACAACTACGGCTGTGTTATGTGCGTCTCAAGTAAACTGTCATGGTGTTTACGAAATAGCGTAACCCCTGACCTAACTAGGCAACCCTCCGGGGTTGCCTAACCTTAATAGCAAAATAATATGGAAACTACTTATCGTGCCACTGTGGCTCTGAACGGCGAGTTAGGAAGTCAGATTTTAAAAGAGGGAATGACTGCCCCTGAAATTAAGTTAATTGCCTACCTTCACGGGTTGGGGTCAGTAACTAATATTGCTATGTATGGCAAGATAGACACAAACTCCATAGATGAACGGGAGAGGTTGAATGATATTTATAAGCCAGAAAAAGTTGCAGAGGTTTTTGGCAACTACGGCGAACTTCCTCTGGATATAAGGGAGTTAAAACTTGATCCTAATTTATTTGAAAAAGGCTCCCCACCCATAGGATTGGGCGGTGCTAAAGAAAAGAAAAAACCAACGGAGAATAATGGCAAGGAACACGACTCTACAAGTCCTGCTGAATGATCTAAGAAGCGAATCAGGCCACGCAATTTCATCGGCTCTTGGGAAGTCAACTCAAGAGATGATGGTAAATCTTCTGAACAGGGTGCAGCGCAGACTCTGGGAAGATTTTGCATGGCCTTTTTTACAGGTCAAAAAGGACATAACCCTACAGGCGGGCCAACGGTACTACGACATCCCATCCGGCATAACACTGGAGCGGGTGCAATCCGCCTCATTCAAGAACGGTTCCATTTGGCAAAAGGTCTTCTATGGAATCACGGCAGATGACTACACGGTTCACGATTCTGATACAGGTATACGATCTTGGCCTATTCATAAATATGAATCATACGGATTGTCACAAGTAGAAGTTTGGCCTACCCCAAACACGAACACAACTGCATCAACGGGTGATGGCACATTCCGGCTAGAAGGGACGGGCAATCTCTCCACTTTTGTTTCGATGTCTGACACCGCAGATTTGGATGATCAACTGATTGTACTTTTTGCCGCCACAGAATTATTGACTCGACAAAAGTCTCCTGATGCACAAATGAAGGGTCAACAAGCGCAAGTGCATTACCAAAGATTAAGAGCAAGATTATCTAAAACTGAACCGCTAGTCCTTGGGGGAGAAACA